GTATGGTCTTCTTTGAAAACCAGCGGGCGCGTGCCCTTTGCTGCGCATTGGAGTGCCCGCTGGTCAGGAACTATGCCCACGAAGAAGATGCGATGAGAGAGATTTAGATTTCAGAAGAGCTGACAGGAGCAACAACCTTCAGCAGCTTGAATGCCTGGGGCTTGTGCGGGTTGTTGTTGTCGCCGCCGTTGACGAGCTTAGACAACTCGGTGAGAGAGAGCTCCATGTTCAGGGTCACAACGGTTGAGTTGCGTGCGCTGACAGCGGCACTCTGAGAGTCAACCGTCAGACGAACCTCACCGTGCTGCTCGAAGGCGAGGTAGCGGTAGTGGCCGATACCGATGTAGTGAACACCGGCCTCGCGCTCGTAGGTACCGTCTCCCTTCAGGTGGCCGTTGATGTGGCCGCTGATGGTCATGGGGTAGCCCACGCACTTGCCGTCCTGTACGACGGTGCGGTCGGAGGTCAGGCCAGAGAGCAGCTTGGTGAACTGCAACTTGGTCTCCATGACCTTATCCATCGTGAAGTAGGGGATGCCTTCGAAGCCCTTGTCGTAGATTTCAGCGGCCTTCTCTGCGAGGGTCTGGCCGATGTTCTCGTCGAGGGTGACTTCCTCCACGTCAACCTGTGCGAAGGGTGACTTGAGGTTGTCGTTGAACTGGGCGTGAGAGTACACGCGCTTTGCCTTGAGGATGGCAACGGCCTTCTGAATCTTGTAGAGCACGAAGCTGTACAGGTCGAAGTAGGCGTTGTCGATAGCCTTGTTAGAGATGGCGATGGCGCAAGCCACACGCTCGGAGAGAGCCTTCACGTTGGCGAAGTTCAGACCCTGCTCGGCGATGGTGTCAACCTCACCTGCAACGCGAACCTCGGCATCGTCGATGCTGTAGGGCCATACCTCGTCGCCTACTACGCCGGTGAGCATGGTCAGGTCGGCAGGCAGTTCCAGTCCCTCAACCTTGGTGTCGATGAGCTCCTTGATGTTCAGAGGAATCATCTTACCAGCCTCCAGGTTTCCGTTCGCGTTCTGGTCGGTGCCAGTGGTCACGGGGCTGTTCAGGATGGTGGTAGCGTTCTCGCGCTTCTCCTTGACAGCCTTGAAGAACTCACGCAGCTGGGCTGACTTGTTCTGCTGCTCACGGAGAGCACCAATAGCAACCTCGTCGCAGCTGTTGACAATCTCGCGGTGGTTAGACTCGAGCTCGTGCTTCAGTTCGCGCTCTTCGCGTGCCTCCTCAGCGTTGAACTCACGTTTCTCACTCTCGGCCTTGTCGTACATTTCGCCAAGGCGTGCCTGAATCTCGCGGTTGCGAGCTTGCAGTTTCAAAAGTTCTTTTTTCATCTTTAAAACAGTTTTAAAGGGGTTAATAACTAAAAGTTTCGATGTCTCTGTTCTGTAGAGCCAGGCGGTTGCGACGCATACGCATCACGGCCACGGCTTCACGCTCTTTCTGCTCACGCTCTGCCAGTTCGCGGGCTTCCTGCTCCTCCTTGGCCTTTGCCTCTTCGTCAGCCTTTTTCTTGGCTTCCTCTTCGGCACGCTTTGCTTCGTCGTCATCGCCACCGCCACACTCTCGCTTCATCTGTGCTTCAATCGCCTTGTCGATAGCCTCGGACTGCTCACGGGTGCCGACGGTGGTCTGCTCGTAAGCGGGATGGGTGACGTTGGCCACGTCGTAGAGGGCCACAATCTTCTTTACATGGCGCAGCCAAACTTCCTTGCCGTCAACGGTCTCGTTGGTGCGCTCGTAAGACACGCCGTTCTCGGTGTCCTGCCAGTCGTCCTCGAATGCGAACGACATGCCGTACACGTTGCCCAGACGTATCTGCTCCAGAGTATCGTTGGCCACGGTGGTGTTGGGGTAGTCGCACTCACTCTCCACGTACTGCTCACGCAGGGCGAGTGTCAGCGTTCCCTTGCCGTTGCGACAACGACCGATCATGTTGGCGATGTCGTTCGAGTGGTTGTTGTTGTACACCACGTCGGAGCGGTTGATGAGTTCCTGAGTGATGCAGCCAGGCTCCAAGATTTCGTACACCACGCGGGTGTCGCTCCACGGAGTCAAATTCACCGACCTAACACCGAACATAATGGGGCGACCTACCACGGTGCGGCTGGGCTGCCCGTCTGCTGACTCGCGCAGTTGCAAGCCGCAGTTCTCGATGGGGATAA